GACGGGCTTCCCGGTCGGGTTCGGGCCGACGCGCTTGAACTTGCCGCCGCCGCGTCGGAACACGACGCCGAATGGGTGCGACGAACCGACCCGAAGGGCGTCGCCGCCGGGGTCGTCTATGTCACCGCGAAAGACGCCCGCGTCGACGTGTCGCAAACCGAAGTCGCCGGCACCGCGAACGTGTCGAAGTCGACCGTCGTGAACCGCGTGAACGATATTCGCGATTGGCGACGGCGTATCAAGTTCGACGGCGTGAACTATAACGACCTAAAGCGGCTTGCGAACGAACACGACGTCGACGTCGGGGCGACGCCCGAACGCGAATACCTTGTCGACCGACTTGCGGCGGAAGGGGTCGAATATGACGAATAAACCGTATAAAGACGCCGAAGTTCTTCGGTTTTTGTATTGGGAACGTGGATTATCGCTTTCCGACATAGGTGAAAAGTTCGACGTGTCGGTCGACGGTTTCGAAGGGAAGGCGTCGCAAGCCCTAACCGACACGTTCGGCACCGTCGCCGACGCTATCGCTTCGGCTATGTGGCATAGTATCGTCGACGACGCGGGGCACGAAGCCTTCGTCGACGACTTCGACTTGTCGCACCTTCGGGGAGCCGAACACGAACTTCGGTCGAACGGATACGCCCGCGACGGGCTAACGGCGACCGACATATACGGCGACGGTGACGACCGACCGGAAGGGGCCGCCTTCTTCGTCGGGAACGCCGTCGCCGATATGATTCGCGACCACGCCGACCGTATGGTGTGGCTTGGCGACGACGACGTCGACGCGACGGGTGACGACCTTCCGGGCTTCGACGGCTTCGTTATCGAAGAAGCGGCGGGCTTGCCGTCGCACCTTGCGGTCTTCTTAGACGTCGACGCTATCGCCCGCGTTCCGTCGAAGGGGCGGCACGTCGGGCCGCACGACACGCCGACGGTGTCGTCGCCGGTCGTCGTGAAAGACCCCGGCGGCGTCGCGGTCGTGAATATCGCGGAACAATAAGGTGCGAACCCCCTATGTCACAAGTAAAAGACTTCGCGGAATGGTTCAAGGCACGACGCACGAAGGTCGAAGCGTGGTATGAAGACGGCGTCGGGAAGTTCGCCTTCCGGGTGACGGTCGACGGGCAAGCGTTCGTATGTGCCGCCCGGTCGTCGGCTTCCCACGGTCGGACGTCGATAATGAAGCGGGTCGCGGGGAAGGCCCAAGTGAACGACGCGCTAATCGCGCTTCGTATCGGCGACACCATTCACGTCTTCGACCCCGTGACGGTGTTAGCAATTGGCACGACCGACGACGCCCACGAAAACGAACGGAACGAACGCGGCGAAGAATGGGTTTACTTCGACGTCGACCTTGGGTGCCGCTTCGACGAATGGTATGACGGATACGCGACGCCGGTTAGATATGCCGACGTAGACAGCGTCTAACTTTTGACGACTTTCGGCAAACGTTCTAATCCTTTTTCTTTTTTCGCCGCGTCTTCAAACACGAATGGGGGCGGTTCGAACCACCGTCTAAGAATGCTGTTTGTAGCGGTCTTAGCGTTCTTGTAGTAGTAGTTACTACTTACTACTACTAACTATACTAACACTACTACTACTAACTACACATTAGCGACACGCTTATTCCGCAAGGTTACGTTAGTGTGTCTTGTGTCCGAAGACGACGTCGTTCAACCGGGAACACGAATTGACAAATCAGTATGGGAAGCCTTTCGTTCGGACGTCGAAGATAGGCACGGAATGGTTCGGGGGAACCTTCGACGGGAATTAGAAAACGCCCTTCGTGCCTACATAGACGCTTCCGAAGGCGGCGATACGCACGACCGTCTTCGCCGGTTAGAAAACGCGGTCGAACGAATCGACGAACGCACCGAAGACCTTGTCGACGTCGGCGGGGCAAAAAACAAAAAAGGTTCTAACGCTTCGGTCGGCCCCCGTCGGAAGAAGAAGTTAGACGCGATAGAATCGCAAATCGACCGCGAAGCCGGCGACGCGACGAAGGTTCACAAGTCGGTGATACACAAGGCGATAGAAGATAATGCCGGCACGTCCGGCCCGACCATTCGAACATACAAGCGAATGCTTAAGGAACGACGTATAGCCTTCGAAACCCCGTCGGAAGACGCGAATACGTGGTTCGTCGACCCGGCGGCGTTCGTGAACGTGGTCGAATCCAATTACCGGCACCGGAACCACGAAATAGCCGCCGAATACGGCGAAGAATGGTGGGAAACGGCGGTCGAAGAATTCGTCGATTGGAATGAAGAAGACGAAGAAGACGAAGAACGGCGGGGCTTTCAGTAATGCCGTGCTTCTTTTGCGGCGAAGACCCATTCGCCGACGCGCTTGAACGATACGGCGTCGACGTCGCCGACGAAGGCGGCGGCACGAAAGCCTTTCAGTAAACGCGGGGTATCGGTCGGCCCCTTCTTCGAACGGCGTCACGCCCCATTCACGGCGTTCTAAGGCACCGACTAACTAATGCCCCCGGCGGCCGATCGTATACTATGTCGAATCGTAAGGGCGACAAATGGGAACGGCGGTATCGGAACGCGCTATCGGCGACCGACCCGAACGACCCCGACGACCGTGACGCTATCGAACAATTCAATATCCGCGACTTCGGCTTCGTTCGTAACTTTACGTGCCTTCGCATTCCGGCGTCCGGGGCCGGCGTCGACTTCGACCTTCCCGACTTACACGTATGGCTTCGCCAAGGCGACGGTGACGTGTATCAATTCGCCGTCGAAGTGAAAGCCGGGCGCGAACGGGCGTCGTTCCGAAAAGACGACGGCGACGGCGGCATTCCGGCCCTTCGACGATACGCGGCGGCGACCGGGGCCGAACCGATCGCCTTCGTTCATATCGACTATACCGGCGACTTCGTGGTTCACGTCGACGACCTTGAAGAATCGCCGAAGTCGCATACGTTTACGAAGAAGCGCGACGTCGGGCGCGACGCCGTTCGTGACTTCGGCGATTGGGTCGAAGCACCGACGCCGACCTAATCGTCGGAACTATCGGGGTCGACGTCACCGCGACCGCCCCGGTAGAATCGGGGCGTTTCTAAGTCGACTTCTAACGCTTTCGCTATCGTTTTTTGATTTGACAAAACCATTTCTTGCCTTCGTTCGACCTTCCGCACGTCGTCGTGAACTTGGTCGACTTCTTGGTTCATATCGCTTAACGCTTCGTCGATCGTGTCGAAGCGTTCGTAACTGTCGACAAGGTGCCCGTCGTCGGTGTCGTCTTCTTCCGTTCCGAAAATCCGTTCGTAAGCGGGAACCGCGTAATTGAAATGCCGTTTTACTAACCACGCGACGACGACGGCAAGGCCCCCAAGTATGAACGTCACCGCCCAAAGGCCAAGCGACGAAGGGGCGATCGGGCCGCTTTGAAGTAGCATTATCACGGGTATATCGTCCGGGGCTTGTAATGGTTCGGTGCCGTCGTTATGGGTCGAAGTCGATACCCGTGCCGTCGACTAAGACGAAGCCGCTTGTTCCCCCGTCCGAAATAGGGTCGTTAATTTCGCCTTCGATAGTGAATCTTTGGTCGGCGTTATCGTCGATTAGGACTTCGTCGCCCCTATGAAAAACAAAGTCCGACGGAACGCCGACTTCGAACGTGTCGAACCGGATAGTAGCGTCTTCGGCGACAATCCGAAGGCGTGACGCCCCACTAAACGACATTCCCGTGTCGTGAACTAAATTACCGTCGATAAACAGTTTTAGCGACGACGTCGGGTCGCGTAATTCCCAAGTGTGAAAGGTATCGGCGTCGACCGAACCGACGATCGAACCGACGTTTCCGTTCGCGTAACTACCGTCGGCCAATTGTGCCGCCGTGTCGAAGGCTATGTTAAACGGGTCGGTCGATTCGTTATCGCGGAAGATTAACCACGAATATAGAACCGAACCGCCGCCGTCGCGCACTTCTAACGCCCATTCTTCATTATTCCCGTCACTTTCGGCTTCGTCGAATACGAACGAAAATCGTATTCCTTCGTCGCCGACACTTCGACCGACATACGATTCGCCCCCGGCAAATTCCCCGACGCGGAACGACTTGTCGCCTTCGACGGGTTCGGTGTTTACGACTTCGATTAAGTCGTCGTCGTCGACGCCAAGCGACCAACCCGTCGGTAAGGTTCCGACCGTTTCACCTTCGAAGTCGGAAAAGTTTAGAACCATTTAACTAACCAATTCGACGCGATTTACGTTCGGCGTCGTCGACGTCACCGCCGACACCGATTCGATAATTTTCACCCGGAAGTCGGTATGCGACGACGACCACGTAAGCGAATACGACGTCGACCCGTCTAATGTTTGGCTAACGACTTCTTCCGACGCCGTTCCGGGCGACCCAATTACGTCTAAAGTAATCGTTTCGCCGTTTAGCGTATAGTCTAAGTTTTGAAGGTTGGGTTCGAAGTTACTACTAAAGGACTTTGTCGCCGTCGTTAGTGTGCTATTCCCCCCGGCGGCGTCGTGTCGTTCTTGGACTTCCGAAGCCGTAAATGCCGTCGACCAAACACCGACGTCGGCCATTCTACCCCCTGCGATCGCGTTCCCGTTGCCCGAAGCGTCGTCGCGCCCGATAGCGACGTCGGAACCGCTACCCGCCCCGCTATTGAACCCGACGCTAAATACTTGCGACCCGTTTAGGTAGCCCGTTATTTCTGTATTACTGTCGTCGTAAACGAAAGACAAATGTTGCCAAGTTAAATCGTCAATAGTCGCGCCCGTGTTTAAGAAACTCCCGTCCCAAACCGCAATTTCTGTCGAACCCGACCGCCCAATTGATATAATATATTCGCGGTCGCCTTGGAACGAGCAAAGTCTTTGTTCGCTTCCGTCGGCGTCGGGGCGGAACCATAGGTCGAACGTAAGGTCGCCGGACGTCGGCATTACGCCGGTTCCCATAGAAATTACGTCGTTGGTTCCCCATTCCGGGGCGGTGTCGCCTAATATCCCGCCTTGTCCAAGCGTCGGGCCTTCATACGTTCCGTTATGGTTCCCCGTAATGTCGTAAGCGGTCGTGCCGCTATCTTCGTGTAATGGTAAATAAAATTCCAAATCCGACGACTTGAACGGTGTCGTGTAATTGTAACCCTTTCGAACGATCGTGTCGTCGTTATGGTCGGTATTGGCGACCGATTCGTGCGCGACACCCAATTCCGAAGTTCGGTTATCCCAATCGGTCGCCGTTTCCCACGTTATCGTTTGGGTGACGTTAGCGGTTAATCCGCCGCTTGCTATGTCGCCGATCGGCGATAGGCCCATAGCACGGGCGACGAACGAACGTCGGTCGCGGTATGGATTACGCCGAAGTATAGATTCGCGTTTGGTTACGGACATACTGTTATCACGCGGGGGCGGTGCCTTCTATTTTTGCGACGACGTCTTGCGACGACCCCGACCCATTATCGACGATTACGCCGACTGATTGGGGGCTTCCCGACGTGTTTTCGTATGACGCAAGGGGGTTCCCCGTCACCCGGTCGTGTATCGTCGAACCGTCGCCCGATACAAGGGTCGACCGCGACGTGAACGACCCGGCGTTATCGAACGTCACAAGTTCAAGGTCGACGCCCGACGGTATCGCTTCGATCGTGTCGGTCGTTAGGGCGGCTTTGAATATGTCGACGCTTTCGCCGTCGGCCAAGTTATCGACTGTAAGAATACCTTGGTCGGCGTCGGCGACGGCACCCGTTTCCGTGCCTTCGAAGATATTTCGCGGGTCGACCGTTCGTGCCGGGGCTTGCTTAATATCCCAATTCGTTCCGTCGCCGACGACGACAAGCGTGCCATTATCGACGTCGATTGTAATGGTCGAATCGCCGTCGATCGTTTCCGTGCCTTCGGTGTCGACGGTGATATTATTCGACGACGCGGTGCCGCCGACGTCTTTCACGACTATTTCGTTACCCGATTCGACGTCGGCACTTGCTAAGGTAATTGTTAGCCCGCCCGTGCCGGACGGGTCGACCGGCACAAGTTCTTCGTCGGTCGTCGTATATGCCGCCGTCTTCGTCGACGACCGAACGATTTGGTCGTCGACTTGGGCGCGGGGAACGTGCCCGTCGGTCGACGAATAGACCTTCGTGCCCGAATCGTCTATGTCATTCCCGTTTAGATTAACCGACTGATAGTAACGGACTTCAAGCGTGTCGACGCCGCCCGCACCGTCGGCAAGCCCGCGAACTTCGAATAATGTGTTTCCGTCGACGTCGAAGGTGTAAGATTGTAAGGCCCCGTCGGAAGCGTTCGAATCGACCGGAAGGTCGAACAAGGACCCGAACGTTCCGGGGTTCGTGACGGAAGCGATACCCGACGACAAAGCGGCTATTTCGGCGGCCCCGACCGCGTCGTCTTGTAATTGTGCGTTTCCTATCGCGTCGGCGGCGACCTTCGCCGCCGTCACCGCGTCGTCGGCTAACTTCGCGGTCGTAATCGACCCGTCGGCTATTTCGGCTTGGTCGATCGCCGCGTTCGGGAACGCTATTTCGTCGGTAAGTGGGTCGACCGAAAAGACCGCCGTGCCCGTATAGCGGTTTATCAATTGGTGCGTTCCGTCGTCTTGTTCGACATACGAATAGACAAGCCCTTGCGTCTTTTCGACTGTTTGGTCGATCGCAAGGTCGGAACCGGACGTCGTGACTTCGACGAAGTAATCGCCGCCGTCTAAGTTTTGGTCGGTCGGTATGAACGTATTCGTCGTCGACGCACCGTCGGCTAACGACACCGATTGGGTGTCGGTGACTAATTGGGTTCCGCCGTTCGACGTTCCGTCGTATAGCGTGACGGTGACGTCTTCGGTCGCCGACGCCCCGGAATTGTTCGATATGTAGACGTCGGATTCTTCGTGAACGTCGCGCCCGTCGCCCGCCGTGAACGTGAACCCGGTCGGCGACGACGTTTCGGTAATGTCGGTTCCGGGGTCATACCCGACGTGTAACCCTTGGCTAAATTCGACTTCTTGCCCGCCCGCACCGACGTTCGTGCTTCCCCCGGTTTGCCCGCCCGACGGTCGGGCACGCCAATTCAAGATATTCGGGTCGCTAAGGTCGCTTGCTTCGTGCGGGATTAGGATAACAGCAAGCATTAGGGCACCCGACGGCACCGACGGCGGCACCGGGTTCGGGTCGGCGGTTCCTTCGTCGACGACATACCCGCTTCCGGGGTCGAAGTAAACAAGGTCGACACGCCGATCGTCGGTGCCGTTCGTGGTCGTGGTCGGCCCGGTCGATAGTGTGAACGAATCGGGGGCGGGCGTGTATGTTTGCCCGTCGTAACTAATCCCGGTTCCGGCGGCGGCGACGTCGATACCCATAGCGGTAGACCCGTCGGCGGTGACGCGGGCGTCACCGTTCGCAAGCACGCCGTTCCCGACGAACGCTTCGCTTATGGATTGAAGAAGCGGTTCCGCGTGAAACGTTTTCCCTTGCGGGGCTTCGAAGACGTCGGCTTCGGGCATACTGTCGGCGACGGGGCGTCGCCCCTTTAGCGTTCGCTACCCGTTCACGACACGACGATCGACGTTTCGGTATTGAATCCCGGCGAATCGGATTGTATCGCCCGGAACGTCGTCGCCCATAGCATTCGCCCTTCGTTATCGAACAAGCCGACTTCGGATATGTCGACGCTTATGCTATTCATATCCGTTTCACTTACCCGCGTGAATGCGTTAATCCGGTCGCGCCCGACTTCCCGGCCCGCGTTCTTGCGAATCACTTCCGACGTTAGCGACGTATCCGACTTCGTGAATTCGGTCGACCCGTCACCGAAGGCGTATTCGGTCGGCCCGACCGACACCTTCGGCGACCGAATCGAATCGGCCAAGGCGTTTTCGCCTTCCGACGTCACGACCGCATTCCCTTGCCCCGACCCTTCGAACGTTAGCAAGACGACGCCCCGAACTTCGTCGGTGTCGCCGACGGTGTCGTCGGGTATGTCGACCGTGACACGGGCAAGAAGCCGGTCGTCTTGGTCGAAGATACCAAGTTCCCCCGGTTGGGCGACGACGTCGGTAGAATCGAATAGCGTCGTCGTGCGCGTCGTATTAGCCGACCGTGACGCGAAGGTATCCGCCCGGTCGAATTCTTGCCCTAACGCCGTGTCGGACGTCGTCACGGCGGTCGTGTCGCCGCCGATAGCACCTTGGGCGACCGCCCCGGTTTGCCCGTTCAAGGCTTCCGCCGCCGCCTTCCGCCCTTGCTTGGTAAAGTCGGCACTTGCTTCGGTGTCGGTGACAAGCGACCACGCCCCCCGGTCGTCGCCGAACGTTCCCCGCCCGAAGCCCTTCGATTCGTTCGGGTGCCCGAAGACGACTTGGTCGCCCGTCGACCGCCGATACACTTCGACTTCGACGGTGACGGTGAAAAAGTTCGAACCGAACGATAGGTCGCGGGAACGGTTCGAATCGACTTGAACGAAGCGGCTATCGACGTTCCGAATTCGCTTGCTGTTATCCGCGACGTATTCGTCGACCGATTCGGGCATTCTAAAGACCCCCGTATGCGACGGTGACGCTTTCGGTTCCCGCTTTCGATATGCCTATGTCGAACGTGCCCGAAGCGTCGGGGATAATCCCGCCGACGACTTCTTCGAAGGTAATCGTTATCGTCGTGTTCGCGGTTAGTTCCCGCGTCTTCTTCAATTCGACCGACCCGTCGACGATTAGTTCGCCGACGACGTTGCCGATATAGCCGGTGTTATTCGTCACGTCGGCTTCGACCGTGATAGTGTCGCCCGTTTGTAGCCCAGTTGGTTCGACGCTTAGGTTATGCCATACGACGGGTTCTTCGGTTCCCGCCGATTCGTCGGGGGTGTCACGAACCGACGACGTTTGGCTAAAGTGAACTTCTTTCCCATACACTTCGACGCCGCCCGCCGAAATGCTTTGCCCCGACCGACCGACGCCCGATTCTTCATAGACCTTTATGCCGGCGGCGGATAGCCCGCTATCGGTTTCGCGTGTCGATCGAAGCCCGGTATTCGACGCGAAGTCGTTTTCGAAGTCCGACCACGACGTATATTCGTTTAGAATCTTGTCGCTAAAGTCGCTAAACGACGAATACTTCGATTCGAACGACGACCGGATATTGGCCGCACGGTCGGCGTCGACGCCGTTATCGACTAACCACGTTTCAAAATCCGACCACGACCCAAGGTTTGCGTCTTCGAAGTTTTCTTGAAACGTTTTCCATTTCGACGCTATCTTATCCTTGTATTGTTGTATCGTTTCCGTCGCGGAACTTTCGGTTTGGTTTGGCGACCGAAGTCCCAACTTTACTAACTTTTGTTCTTCGGTAAGTCCCGACATAGTTTAGGCGGTTGTGTTACCTGTTATCCCGACGGAAACATAACCTTCCGTCGTCGTCGACACGTTCGACACGATAAACGTGCCGTCGATACCTTCCGGCCCCCAAGTGACGTCTATCGCTTCGCCGACCCCGGTGTTTCGGTATTCTTCGTCGGCAAGCGTGAACGTCATAGCCGTATCTTCCCAAGCGTTATCGTCTAAGAACCCCCGCGCACGGGCTTCTAACCCCGATTCGGTTCGTATCGACGTGTCGGTAATCGGTTCTTCTTTCGGTGCTTCGACGTTATAGAAGTCTATCGACCCGGTGTCTTCATACGTCGCTTGTCGGTCGTCGGCCCCTTGAACCGTGACGCGGTTCCGAACGTCGAAGTCGCGGTCGACGTCGACGGATACGACCGACGTGCTACCGTCGTCGGTAATGTCTAAGCCGGGGTCGACCGTCGTGTCGCCCGCCGTTTCGTAATTTAG